TTGTCATTCTCGGCTTGTAAGAGTAATGTTCTTTGTTACTGCCGCCTTTGCCACAGTAAAGGTTTCTGTCACCGAGATATATCCCTTCTTGGTGATCTTCGCTGTATATGTACCAGCTCGCAGGTTAAACTCCGCTTTTCCATCATCTCCGGTTACAAGAATTGCCCCATCCACATTGATGCGTACACCTTCATAAGCTACAGGGCTTGATTCTTTACCGTCCGTTACAGTAAATGTAACTTTCTGAGTAACAACAGGAGTACCTGGCTCAAGATATGCAAATGCACATCCAGTGCGGTCTTCATTCATTCTGGTAGCTGGATTCGGAAGAGCCCAGCCCATGCGGAATACAATACGAAGTGCTGTCATATCCTGCTGTGCCAGATTATAGACGATTTCCTTTGTAGCCGGGTCCTGAATAACTCCCTGATCCAGGATTTTCACTGTTACATCCTGACGAATGGAATATACTGCCTGACCGAAATCACCAACTACAAGCTGTGCAATTTCTGGGTAGAATCCGCCGTTTTCCGGGAATGTAATTGGAGCGCCATCCAGAGTATATCTTGCAACATCCTGCATATTACTCTTGAAGATTGGCTGACCAGTGGTGTCACGAAGACCACGGAGTTTTGCCTTGAAGTTCATTGGTGCAATAGCTCCGGAAACTCCATATCCATCTTCTTCAACTTTTGCAAACACACCATTCTCGCCAAGGATCAGATCATAATAGTCTTTTCCTGTTGTCGGGGAAACATTGTTTCCTGCCTGTCTTGCCAGAGTAACAAGATCTGCCTGCCACTCTCTTGGGCGGTTATCTCCAAAGATAACTGCTGCGTCTACTTTCTGTCCGATTGCTTCCATGACACGCGGAGTGATCTCGCCAAAGATGTCAAATTCTGCGTCAGAAAGCACTGCATCCGGAATAGGTACGATAACAGCCAGCTCTCCAGCATTCAGATACACGTTATCCCATGCCTGTCTGGTAGTCTGTTTCATGCCAACATCACCATCTACCCAGTATGCAGTCGGTAAGAAATCCAGTACTCGGATTCTGGTCTGGTTAGATGTCATGTTTGGAAGTTTTCTTGCCATTCCCATAAATACGGAATTTTTCGGTGCGTCCTGAAAAATACTGGATACGACCTGTTCGCGGATAATCGCTTCTGCATCCGCTCTGTTTGTAATATTTACTGCCATTCTTTATTCTCCTTTTCCGAGCAGACTTCTAAGTGCTTCATTTGCCTGCTCTTTTTTAGTCTGTGCTTCATTGCTGATTCCTGTAGTTGAAGAAACTACACGAGGAACTGTGGCTGCCTGCTGGAACAGATAATCATTATCTTTCTTTAAGGCCGTGATTGCTGCTTCAATGTCCTGAGACTGATTCTTGGATGCTTTTAAAGTATCCATATCTAAAAGCGCCATGATTGCTTTCTCATTTCTCCCGGAAGCCTTTCGAATAGCTTCTTTCACAGATGTATCAAAAGCATAATCCGCTTTGATTTTCTCAATCTCTGCATCCTTGCCCTGGAGCTGCTTGGTCAAATCGGAAACTTTCGTCTGCAATCCAGCAGCATCAATCCCTTCCATCGCTTTTAAAGAAGTCTGTGCCGTATCAAGCTGGGACCTATAACCATCCCTCTCCGCTTTTACTGCATTAAGATCTTTTCCATATTCGGCCATAACAAAGTCAATCTGTTCCTGAGTTAATCCTTTTGCCTGTAAATCTTCTGTTTTCATCTGTTTGTCCTTTCCTGCCTATCCCATAGGTTATTTATAGGTGTGTAACCATCCACCAGATAGCTGACTATTTTAGGTCTGATCATCTGACCAATTTTTGAGTATAAAAATACCACCGGTCATTTCTGACTGGTGGTATCAATATCCATGCCATTTACATTTTTTGCATATCTCTTTCCAGTTCGGCTTCTTTTTAAACCTTTCCGGAATCGTTTCTTTCTTGATAATCCCATCTATCGCATCTGAATTTTCAATGCAATCAATGGGTTCTATATTCTCATCAACCAAGGGGCACATTACAAAATCAGGACCACTCACGTTTTAACACCTCCATAGCTGCTGTTGCCGCTTCATCATATTGCTCTTTTCTGAAAGCAGTTCTAATATACTGAGCTTCATTATCTACAAATGTTGCACCTTCATCACTGTAATAATTTGTAAACTTTCCTTTCCACTTCGTAGTAGAAAATACAGCGTTTTGAATGTAGCTTTTTGCTTCTGTCTCTGTTACATTATGCTGCCTTTCCTGATTTACATGGTGCTCATCAAAAGAAAGTTTGCTCACATCAGGAATCTGAGGTTTCAAATTAATCTCCCCTCTCATCCCAGCTGCTTTCATGTCTGCTTTTATTTTATCATTTATAGCTGATTCTTCAAGGGCTTTCTGCTCTGCTTTTGTCGGCATGAACTTTCCTTTTAAGCCATCCTGCATGATTCTAGCTTTCTGTTCCGGAAGATGCATCTTTTTAGAAAAATCTTTATAGGTCTGCATCTGTCCCTGGTACTTGGCCTTTGCCAGGATTATATCCTGTTTATCAGCTCCTCCTTCTTCCAGTAACTTTATCCTCTGACGTTGTGCCCGCATGACACGTTCCATCTTTCTCTGCTGTTGAAGCGCTTCATAAGTGGTGTACTGTTTTCCGTTGTACTCTCCGGGAGTATTCTCAGCTTCAAGCATTTTCTGGAGCTGTTCATCCGTATATGTTCTCACGGATCCAGGGGGGAATGGTTTATAATCATGGTAACAGTTGGCTCCTTTCAGACCTGTTACCTCACCAAGGCCGCATACAGAAACAAGTTCCTGCCGCGTCCACACTCTACCTTGCCAGGGCTGATGTGTTGGTCTTGCCCCTACATGGTAGCTGACTTCAAAGGTATCTGTCCCCAGCTGATCCGCTGTCTGCTCCATGATCTGGCTCTGCACCTGTCGAAAACCGGTAAGGATTGCTCTTCTGGCAGCTACATCTATCCTGTCCCGGTGTCCTGAATCATACTCTATATATCGAAGTCCAGAAGCCGTCATCTGATTCACGGTCCGCTTAAGAACTGTGTTATAATCAAATGCGCCTGACTTGATATCAATAACAGCCTGATCCATAGTAGATCTGTAATAATCCATCAGAGGTGAAGATTGAATTCTACCAGTTGCCGGATTACGAATAGCAAATCCCATGGAACCGGTCAGATTCTTATATTCTCCCTGGAGCTGCTTCTTGGTCGCCTCAATCAGCTGCTGAATCACGAAATTTTCTTCAAGCGGTATCTGCTGCATTCCGGCAAGTTTAAAGAAATGTTCCTGTTCGTAATACTGTTTGTACACCTCATCAGAAAATATCCTGTCCATTTCTGTATCCGTTGTCTGTAATGCGCTCTGGATCCATCCACGGATATCTTCCTCGGCCATTCCCAATTGCTGAAGCCTGCTGATCTGCCAGTCTACGGAAGCACTTGCAAAACCATTTTCTTTAATCCTGCGGACAATATCTGTCATGATCCGAACTTCCAGTTCTGAGAAAATGTTGCTGACTTTCACTGTGAGTTTTTCAATCTCGCCCTGCGTCATTCAATCACCGTCTCTTCTGGCTTCTGGACTGCTGCCTTTGCCTGCTCTTCTGTTTCCCCATACCATTTCATTCTGTATTCCCACAGTGGCATTGCACCCATGGAAACATCCAGCCTATCAGACTGCCGTTCTGACTCTACATCCGTCACAATAGAATCATCCCAGTCAAAAGATGTCTGATAAGTTCCAGAGGGGCATAGCTGATAGATATCGCACCAGAATGCTATTGCATCCACTAAATCCTCTAAAGCATGCTGCAGTGCTGTCTGACAGCTCTGTACAAAAGAATATGATCGCTGCTTGCTGGCTTTGATCTCTTCTGCCGTCTTGTCTGTATTATTCGGATCTGAAATAGTTCCGTATGCCAGGTTGCAGTCAAATTCTATCATCCTCATTAGGTGATTCCACCCATTGAAATATGATGTATCCCTGATGTCCGGTGAAAAGGTATCCATAAAAGGCTTATCGGTAGCTCCAGTGTTGTACTCAATGGCACGGTATAACCTTTTCTTACCCGCAGGATAAACCGGTTCTCCTGTGCTCTGGTCTCTCTTTAACAGGCTCTG